CCATAAGACAGATTCCTTTATTTGTAAACTCTGACATAGGAACAATACCAAATCAAATTTTAGACACAATAAGAGTGTACAATCAAAATACCAAATACAAAATTGTTGCAGACAAAAACGGTGTAAAAGAAATAATGTTAAGCAAAAATAAAAAAATTCAAACAACTGCTAATGCCATGTTTAATATTAATTTTGCCGACACAAACACTATAAAAAGTTACAGCGTCACTGATATTATAAAAAACAAAATTGATCTCAAAAACAAAATTGTTGTTGTTGGATTGAATGCCGCAGGATTAAGTTATCTAAAAGACACGCCTTTAGGACTAATGACTGACACACAGATTAGTGGCCAGGCCATCGAAACATATCTCACAGACACACAACTCATAAGAAATGGTATTACCAATATTGTAGAAATAGTAGCCGTTTTTGTTCTAGGATTTTTGTTGATAGCCGTGATACCCAGGTTGGGTATTACCAGCACTGTGCTCGCTTATTTGACGCTTTTAACCGGTATAATATCGTCGAGTTTGGTTGCCTATAATGGTTATCATTATATGCTTGATGCTTCGTTTCCGGTGCTGTTTATTACCATCGTGTGGGGTCATTTGGTATTCAATAGTTTTGCCAAACAGTACAGATTAAGACAACAGATCAAGAAACAGTTTGAACACTATCTGGATCCTCGTATGGTTAAAAAATTACAGAAGGATCCTACATTGTTAAAGTTGGGTGGTGAAACCAAAACAATGACATTTATGTTTTCTGATATCAGAGGATTTACACCGATCAGTGAAAAATACAAAGGCAATCCTCAAGGACTCACTAGATTGATCAATAGGTTTTTGACACGTATGACCAATATCATAATAAAAAATGGTGGCACAGTTGACAAGTTTATGGGCGACTGTATTATGGCTTTTTGGAATGCTCCATTGGAAACTCCAAGACACGAAACACTGGCAGTCAAGACTGCAATACAGATGCAGAAAGAACTTAAAAAATTAAACAGAGAATTAAAGAAAGAAAAACTTCCGCAAATCAATATCGGAATAGGAATAAACACAGGTCAAGCACTTGTTGGTAATATGGGCAGTGATCAACGTTTTGATTATTCTGTAATAGGTGATGATGTTAATCTGGCCAGCAGATTGGAAAGCAGTTCAAAAGAACTGGCCAGCACTTTGGTTGTTGGTGAAAAAACTGTTAAAAAATGCAAAGGCTACAAATTTAAATCTCTTGGCACTATAAAGGTCAAAGGTAAAACTGAAGATATAAAAGTCTACACTATCTAGTGGTTAAATACGTACATAATGGAAAACTTTTTTAAATTAGTTGCAGAACTAGGACTGCCAATAGCAGGCACAATTGGTCTTGGTGCATTTATAATGGTTATTATAAAGTACATCTTGGGATCTGTTGTGAGTTCAATAAAATTCATTGAAACTGTTATCACACAATTGGATAACAGAGTCAAAACAATGAACAACGACATTTTAAAATTAGACCAAGAAGTATCTGAACAATTAGGCCTGCCTGTTGATACCAGCAGAGTGGCTCGAGCAGATGGCAAAAAAGACGCAAGGAAAGACTAGATGGATATAGTAACACTTATAAGCGATTATGGTTTTCCAATTGTGGCAGTTTTCTTTCTTGCCTATTTTATTTGGTATCTTTACAATTACATTGTCAAAGAAATAAAACCCAAACTGGGTTCTACTTCCACCACACTGATTGCTCTCATTGATCGTGTGCGGATGTTGGACAACGATTTGATTCGACTGAAAACAAAAGTTGAAACAGCGTCCAAGGTTCATCCCAAAAACAAAAAATAGTCGCTTTACTTTCACTCAAAACAGGTTAAGTATTTTAGATGAATTATTTTTTGGTAGTTATAATATGTATAGGAATGGATTGCTCCACAGCATGGAACCCAACTCCTTACGAATCACAATTTGAGTGTGAGATAAGTGCCAATGAAACCGTGCAAGAACTTTCATCAACTTTTCCAGATAGTGACGGAGAAGTTTACTGTCTTACCAAAGACGAATACAACACTTGGAAACAAGCAATTGATTCTGGCGTAATACCAAGACTTAACAAGCACAGACTTAATCAAACACCAGAACAGTCTATCTAGTAATTGACAATTTAGCAATATCTGTTATAATTTTAGTATGGCTTCAAAACGTTCTAGAACTGCGGTCAAAACACTGACTTGGCGTGTGTTGGCAACCACCGATACATTTCTTATCAGTTATTTTATTACTGGTAGATTTGATTTTGCCGGTGCCATTGCTGGAATAGAAGTAGCAACCAAAATGATACTGTATTATCTACACGAAAGAGCCTGGAGCAAAATAAAATGGGGCAAACTGTATATAGATTTGCCTACGTCTCCATATCCATACGAGGATTGGAAAATTAAACGTCTAAGAAAATACTTGGACAAAAAAGGAAACAAAAGATTGGCAAGGTTATTATCATGACAAGATGTTGGGAATTTGAATTAGATCTTAAATCAAGAAAAATTAAAACGTTTGTGTACAGTGACACAGGCACTGACATAGAACAAAGATTTACAAAAGAATATAAAGTGTCTAATATAAAAGAAATTGACGATCCACTGGAACAAAATAAAAAGGTCAAAAAATGATTCATGCAATGATAGATCTTGAAACACTCAGCACCAATCCTAATGCTGTTGTGTTGACTGTTGGTGCAGTAAAATTTGATCCGCACACACAAATGAAACTCTATGACGAAATGTATTTTCGAGTTGATGTTGATTCACAGACTGCTTTGGGCAGACATGTGATGCAAGAAACACTAGATTGGTGGGGACAACAACCTAACGAAGTGGCCAACGAAGCACTATCTGACAGTAATAGAATACAATTACAAGACGTATTGAAAAACATTAACAAATTTAGTGTAGGTGTTGATGTGTTCTGGTGTCAAGGACCTTTATTTGATTATGCAATCTTACAAAACCTGTATACGCAAATGGAACAACCTGTGCCATGGCAGTATTGGCAAATTAGAGATTCAAGAACTTTGTTTAATCTAGTGCCAAGAGAATCAGAAAAAAGAATTGGACTGCACAATGCACTGGAAGACTGCAAGTTTCAAGCAAGAAAAGTACAAAAAGTATACAGGCAACTGGGCATTAAGGTATGAACAAAATAAAGTATTACAGTATTCAAGATTTATACTCAATTGAAAACTATAAAATTCGCCACAAAAAAGATCCTGTAACCAAATGGATTAAGTTGCCTTGTGTCTACAAAATAAAGATTGATGACACTGTGGTACATGTTGGAAGATCAGACACTTGTAAAAAACATGGAGGAGCAGAAAAAGTAAGAAAAGCAATTGTGAATCTTTTAAATGTAAATTCTGTTAATCCTAGTGTGCCAACAACCAAATACTGGACAGCAATAAGAATGAAACACAAACCAAACTCTAACAACATAAAGATAGGAATAATCAAAACAAATGCAATCAATAAAATCTACACACAAGAAGCCATTTGAAAAAATAAACACATACGAAGAATGCACCTGGCTTGGCAATGACACACCAATATATGAAAGTGAAGTGTGTGCAATATTCAAAGACAGATATCCTGTCACAAAAGGACATTTATTATTTGTGCCCAAAAGCAATGACACAGAAACAATTGGTGAAACATATAAACTGGCCTACGAACATGGTCAGGAAGGCATTGCTGAAGGCAAATGGACCGGATACAATCTTGGACAAAACTTAGGAAGATCAGCAGGTCAAAGTATTTTTTGGCCGCACATTCATTTAATTCCAAGACACGATGGTGATAGTGATCCAGAAAAACACAACGGTGTAAGACTTGCTCATCCGGGTGGCGATCACACTAACTACTATTAATGCCCAAAAGAAAAAAGAAATTAAAAAAACCTCGTTTGTACAGCGAAGGAAAAATGTATGTTAGTCCTGATGGCGGAGAAACTGTTTATGAACAAAAAAGAGATGGCACAAGAGGTCCATTGATATCACAAAGTGAATTGGCCAAAGATGTAGAAATGGCACAGGAAGAAATTGAAATGCACGGAGTTTATGCAATTCAAATGAGAAAAAAATATCCTGCCTTAAAGAAAGCCTGGGACAAATATAAACTTATCTGGAGTATGGTTCACAATGACTAAATTTGTAACAATTATAGGCAACGGCAAAAGTAGACTGGGGTTTGATATCACACCAATGAAAAAATTCAGCACTGTTATTGGTTGCAATGCACAGTTTAGAGATTACAATTTTGATTACTTTGTTTGTGCTGACAAACATATGTGTCAAGAAGCAGTGAACACAGTTGGCAAAAACACAAATATCTATACCAGAGACAGATGGCACAAAGAGTTTGCCATGTGGCCAAATGTAAAAAAATTACCTGACTTACCATACAATGGTAACAAAAGACAAGACGAACCGTTTCATTGGGGCACAGGCCCATATGCTGGAGTGTTAGCAGGCACATTTAAACCCAAGGCTATTTTTATGATTGGATTTGACCTATGGCAGTTGCCAGGACAAAAAGAAGACAATAACATTTATCGTAATTCCAAAGGTTATGAATACATCAAGAGACCTGTAGATCCAAGTTATTGGATACATCAGTTTGCAAAACTTTTTGAACACATTGACTCCAGATGGATTGTGGTAAACAGACCTGATTGGAAGATGCCAGATGAATGGAGCAAAAACAAAAATGTTTTTCAAGAGACCTATGATGGTATGGCAAAATTTATAGATAAACAGTTGACAAAATCTAAATAACTGTTATAGTTACACTATGTTTGACAAAATAAAAGAAAATGATGTTATTGCACTAAAATTTTCCACAGGAGAAGAAGTGTTGGCTACATTTAAAAAAGCAGATGAGCAGTCAATTTCAATCATGAAAGGTCTTGTTTTGATGCAAGGTCCACAAGGTATTGCACTTGGTACTTTTTTTAGTACTGCTGATCCTGAAAAAGAAATTTCTTTAAATAAAAATTTAATCCTAAGTGCGGCTGAATTGAATCCTAAATTAAGAGATCAATATAGTAATGTGTTTAGCAAAATTAAGACACAACCTAAGCCTAGCATAATCACATGAAGTCAAAACACAAAAAAGCAATTATGTGCTTGGTAGAATCCACTGAAGCACTTTTAAATGTGTTTGAAAAACACAAAATAGACCCTGATACAATTTCCAACAAACCACAATT